ATGCAAAACAACAAAGCGCTACAACTAAAAAACGAACTAGATAAAAATATTTATCAAGCAGAAGCAGCAATCAATGCACTGTGTATTGAAGACCACTTTGAGGCTCTAGATAAAGATACCCTCGCAGGCATGCTATGGACGCTATCTGAAAAAATAGAAAAGATAAAACGAAGTGTGAGGAAAATTTCAGTATCTAAAAGCCCACTAAATTAGCGGGTTTAGTTTACTATTTCGTCAAATATTGCTAAAGATGGGAGTTATCAAAATGCATTTAAATAAGGAAGCCAGATGCGCTATACACTTTTTTTAACCCTACCATTAATTTTATCAGCCTGTGCCAACGTTAATATGGTTCCACATGATGTTGCTGAGGTCGATTTTGATGCACCTGAAGGTAAAACTGGCTGGTCACAATATCAACACGTTGAGACGTTCAGAGGTTATACAGAAGAGCAAGTTTATGAAGCAGCAAAGGTTGCATTAGGAAGCGCAGGATTCTCGCTCAGAATGGCTGATAAAACTAAAGGAACTGTAATTGGAGAGCATGGCATGACCGCCCATGATTGGAATGTAATTGCAGGGGTCTACTTCAAACATGAGGATAACGGAACTAAAGTAAAAGTCATTGCTGAAGGCTCAAAAGACATTGGTTTGAGTGGCGATGTTACTTCCGACGGTTGGACAGGAAAAATATTACGAGCAATGCGACAATATTTAAACGAAACACATCAAACAATCTTAAAAGTTAATAAAAAAGATATAGAAAAACTTAACAAGAATTAAAATAGGAACGGAAATGTCTTCATTAATTTTTTACACTGATCGTGAACAAGCTTTAGTTGCAACGGATAGTTTAGCAGTTGATGGTTCTGGGGCACCACATATGTTCACTTCAAAGGCTGGTTACATTCCTCACTTAAAAACCATAATAGCAGGTACTGGAGCCGGTGGCTTTGCAAATAAATGGTTATATGATGCGACCAATAGAATGGTTATTAAAGGAATTAGAAACCTTGACTACCACACTCCAGAAGCACTAAGAAAACTTTGGGAAGAATATAAAGTAGAATTCTCTTTACCCAAAGATTTTACAACCACTGTTTATCAGTTTGGTGTCTGTGAAGAAAGCGGTGAGATCGTCTCATTTGCATATCGTTCTACAAACAACTTTGAATCCGAACAATTACAATATGGTACAGCAGCAAAACCAGAATGCAGCATACCCGAAGGCAATTTAATTGAACTTCTGCCTCAAATAATGCAAGAACAACGTATTATTCAAAGCAATAAACCGAAAAGTGAACGTGTGTATATCGGTGGTGAAATTTTTGCCTACTATTTAACTTCTGAAGGCTGTAACTGCATAAATATCGGTCCCTTCGATGATTTCGAAGAGCAAGCACAACAAATCTCTGATAACTTCATCACCAATAATGCGTAATAGTTTACTTAAAAATAAATATTAGGAATTGTGATGCTTGCAACTGTCGGCGCTGGGCTATCATCATCTAGATAAACTCGTTCATCATCAAGCTCAGCTGTTACTGAAACCTGATCTGTTGATGATGGCTTGATATCTTTTATAAGCACACCATTACACCACCGTGTGGTGATACCAAACATATAAAGAGGTGGCTCGATTGAACCATCAAATACCGGTGTAAAGTCTAAATCAGCATCGATGACGACTTCATTGGAGTCATTGCCGAGCGTAGCATTGTAAGGGCCTGATAGAGTACCGTCTGGTTTTCTTAACGCTAGAATATGTGTTTGCCCTGCTTGCCATTGCAGTTCGGAGTTGTCGAGATAGATGGAGCGACCAACATGCCCTATTACAGCACCTGTTTGTTCATACCCAGGAATATCATCAGCAACTGCGCTATAGTCTAAATACTTTGAATTCAGCGCATCCATTTCAGTTTTGAAATCAAACCGAGTACGGCGATACCGACGAATGCGGCGTTTTCGCATACCAAACTGATAAGCCTTATCTCGGTTTGTTATTCCAAAGGCTCTGATTTTTTCAGGGTTAGCACCTTCATCACCTGGTAACAAGCAAAGAATCGTTTCTGACTTCCATGTGACAGGGTCGAAGTACTCGACTTCGATGCCATCAGGTTCATCATCATCCATTAACTTAATAGAGCGCTTTAGCATGCCTACATAGTTATCTGGTTGATACATGTGACGATAAATAGTTCGCTTTTGATCACGGACAGGTGTGATTTTTCCATAATCAATTGTAGGTTCAGCAAAACCGACAGCCAATACTCGTTTAAGAACCTCAAAAACAGTGCTCTCACTATCAAACACAGCATTAAATTCATCTGCTCGATTATGCCAGATAGGATGTAATGCATTTAGTGCTTCTAACCCTATTTTGTCATCACTATGCCCTGCACTTTTTAATACATGTGCAAAGAATGGAGCTATATCAGTTGTTGGCCTTGGTGCACTCCAAGCGCCATTTTCATACACTGGCAAAATGCGGGTACCAATAACATTAAATTTATTTTCAGCTGTGCCGGCTAAGGCATTTGTGCCACGGATCTTAATTGCTATTGTGGTTAGGCCATCATAACTAGTCGCGCTATTTAATTCGGCCTTAAGGGCAGTCCAAAATATATCGTCATAAATACGCGTATCATCAGTTGCAGCAGTGGCTCTTTTTACTCTTACCTCAGGTCTTATTTTAGATGGTAATGTAACTGGTACCGTTCGCCCTAATTCATCATTTGTTGAATTAGTAAATACTTCGTCATCAACTGCAGTCCAGTCTTGAGCACCTTCAGCACGGTACTCTATTTGTACTGTCACTGTACGACTTAAAAAATTACCATCATCATCAAGTTCACCTAAACCTTGAGGTAAGCGGAAATCGAACCAAAGTTTGTCAGTCACTTCACCTGCAGGACATGCGAAAAAGGGCCCGTTAAATTGACCATCGCCGCCCCCATCTTCAACGATAACCGTTGCACTCGATGTACTTTCAGTTACAAAACTTGTCCATGTTGGATCATCTTGGGACTGGCCATCAACCTTGTTAACCTGACTACCTTGTGAGCTTTTAGTAAGTAGCTCAAAATAGCCATCATTTTGGCCTTCAAGTGAGCCTGATATATAGAGTACTTCTCCAACATCAAATGGGGGAGCTGACTTAAATCGATAAGGCCTACCAAGCTCAGCATCCCACTCAACATAATGAACTATTAGCTCATCACCTGCGAAAGAGTACTCATAAGAGCCATTATCGCCCCCTGTTGTTGTAACACGCCCTTTTAATTCAATACCGGTGCTTCCTGATGTTGAACCGACTTCACTAGAGGTATAAACATTTCTGTGAGCTTCATGGTCTGTTACGTTTTCGCCAGGTTCAAACAGCTGTATATCAATATCGCCGGCATAACTTGTGGTAGGTGTATTACCAATAAACATTTCATTCGATAATATTTCATAGCGCCCAACACCTACACTTAACATCAGATAAAGCCATTGCTCATTATCAATATATTCTCGTCGTGGCATTGTTAAATAGTCAGGGTAAATTTTATGGCGCCCTGCTCCTTCAGGGATAATACCCATGAGTCTGGGCTTATTGCCCTGAGTATTTACGTCATAAATGCTGCTACCATCGGGAGTCGTAGAGTTATAGTTATCGGGGATTTGATTTGCGGTATATACGGCATAACCCACAGCGATTACAGCAATAATTGCATAAGCGATAGTGGCAGCCTCTTTTGGCTCAACAATAATACTTACATCATCCGACGCCTTAAATTGATAAGTTTTCCAATTTGCATGCAGTAATACCTGCTTATTAATAAGCACAGTAAAAAGTGGTTCTTCACTTTCATAATAAGCAGGGACATTTTTAGTCAGCCATTGATGAAGTGTCGAACCTACCTTACATTTGCAAGGCTCCATTAAAGACGGGTCTAATTTGTTTGGGTAAACCTTGATATCAACCCACGTATTCATAAAATTTAACCTCTTTAAATAACCGCTTGAAGTCATCGATGCTATCAATGGATGGCCCTTTACGGCGGGATGTATGCAGTATTTCAAGTTTGCCGTCGATCAGTTCAACTGTGCCGATATGAATTAAGCTACCAAACTTAAAACCACACACCACTGCACCAGGTGATGGCTCGCAGGGTCTAAAGCTAGAAACAATTTCTTGATACGCTTCAGTAAGCAAACTTTTATCGTCGGGGTGAATATGGCCAAACGATTCGAACAATGGTTGACCATAATAGTGATGGAGGCGATGCCGAGTTTGACCCCAGCAGTCAAAACCAGACATATCTCTCCCCTCATCCACATAGGGAACACTTAAATAATCATTAATTGTGTATGACATTATTAACTGAAGTATTTGAGCCCAGGGGCAATGGAAGGTGTATAGCGCTTGTTAGGCCAAGCTTTATTTACAAGATCATTAAATGATGCAACTACATTGATGCTCTGTGAAGTAGCTTGAACGTCAGCAGCTTTCATTGTAACTGCCGGCTCTGCAGGTTCGCTTAAGTCACTCGATACATAGACCCGGTAAATTACATCAATTTTTACGCCCGCATCAATTGCCTGATCAATTAGTGCAAGTGCTTCGCCAGACACATTATCAATTTGAAATTGTAAGTCTTGGCGCCCCTTGACACCTCGCTGCGGTAACGACACACCCATACCACTGGCTTTAAATTTAACCATGTCGCCATTTTCAATACCGGCAATTTGGTCATCAAAGCCATCACAAATCCTCAGCTCCCATAAACCGGCAGCTTTAAGTTCTAATGTGTGAATAGGAATGTCGTTAACTGGGGCGCTTGCATAGATGCGTTGGAGTACTTGGCTCATTTCTTTTTAACCTTATGCATTTAACTGCGTGATGCGGGTGTTTAGAATTTAGATGTTAAAAAAGATGCAACCGTTTTAGCAAGCTCAACATCACCATCATCATTAGGATGCAACCCATCATCCGAATAGATATCGAAGTTGTACTTGTTAAAACCTGATTCTCTATAACCGTCCTTCGCTGGGATCTTATTTAATTTGGCAACATTTATAACACTGTCTACAAAATCTATTAAATAATCTCCATTTGCGTTAGGGTTAGTATCAACATCAAGTCCGTCACCGCCAATTATTCTACTACGCCAAATTGGTGCAATAAAAGACATTCTAATATGTGGGTATGCTGTCAAAACTTGCTGAATCGCGTAGTTCATAGCGCCTTTAAATGTAGTCCCATCTGATAGTAAATCGTTATCCGAACCTAAAGGTAAATCCCCTGCGAAATCATTAGTTCCAAAGAATACAACTATGTAATCTATAGTGCTCCAGTCTACCTCGGACAGAGCTTGAACTTGCGGTCTATTATCATCACCGTTACCATCGTATACAGACTGAGCAGCAGCAGCCATAGCGGTGAAGTCCCCTGTATTAATTGCCTTGGCAATATTAAACATACACATTTCATTGTAATATGGACCTAACGAATTTGACATATTGTGTTGACCCATACGGCAACCGCCGAACCCAAACTTAAACAAATTAGCACCTAAAGACGCACACACAAGCTCAGCATAATTTCCACCCTCAGTTATTGAGTCACCAATGAAAGCGATGTTTTTACCCTCCAACTGGCTCATTTTAGCCTGTTCGTGTTTTTCCCATTTAGAGAAAAAACCAGTTGTGTAACGAGCAATACGGCTGAATGATGTTTTTGTGCTATTTAACGGGACTATGCGCTGTATAGAAAAACTATCAGCGTGGGAAACTTCTAAAATAGATGATGAAGTCAGTTCACTGGGTTTATCCGTCACATTCAGTAATACTGTGTAAGTTCCGTCAGGCAAGTCTGTATCGTTTAATGAAACGCCTTCAAGCACCTTATTATAAAGAAAGCTATCGGCAAGCTTATATCGTGTAACAGATTTTGACGCAAGCAATGGAGTGTTAACCGCTTCTAATGCAATGTCAGATCTTTTAACTGCTTCGGATCCCGTGACCAAAATCCAATCATTATTATCTGGATTTTGGTTATCATATCTTCTTACCCACTTTTGTTTTGCGTTCGCAAAATAATATAGTTCTTGTATATAAAATCTATTAGTACCGAGAACTGCTTTTACGGTAAAAATAGAGCTAGTACCATCGATAAAATCACTTGGAGTACCAGAGTAGGATTTTGACGGTGAGAGATAATATTCACCGAATTCATAATTACTATTTAAAGATGCGTTGTCTGCTAGCTCGGTTTGCCATAAATAGTTTTCACTTAAAGATCGCAGCGTTATAGTTTTATCTGCAAGCTTCTCCTCTGAAATTTCTTTGGGTTTTATATCCGAACCAACGATAGTGTTTATTCCAGATACTTTATTCCAATTGTTGTTGGTAGGGTTCTCAACGTCAAACTTACGAACCCACCTTTCTTTCATGTCATTCCCAGAAAAGTAAAATAGTTCCTCAACGTAAAACCTGCCTGTGCCAAAAACTTCACTCAGTATAAGAACAGCACTTCGCCCTGTAATAAAATCCGGAGGGAGATCAGTGTACGTGAATGCAGCGTTAAGGTAGTAAGTACCAAACTCGCTAGGTGTATTTAAAGAGGTTCCATTTCCTAACTCGCCGCGCCAAAGGTAAGCATCTGAAATATTGCCAGCTCTTATGGTTTTGTCAGCTATTTTAAGATGAGTAACTTGTTTGTTTTTTATAGAGGATTCAACAATTGAGTTCGTACCGGTAACCTTTTCCCAATCTAAAGGGGTACCCTCTGTATTTGTTCTACGAACCCAACATTCTTTAGGTGAATTGAAAGCTCTTAACTCTTGGTGAAAAAAGCGATCACCATCAAAAACACCAACAACGGCCAAGTAAGCAGCGCTGCCCACATTGAAATCAGGCGGCAGGTCTGTATAACCACCGTTAACTTCCAGCGAATATGTACCTTGTGTGGTTATAGAGCTTAAGTTTGTTCCTGAAGCTATTTCACCCTTAAAATTAAACACACCTTCAACACTAGGGTAAGACGTTATAAGAACTGCATTACCAGATTCATTCTTATATAAATCTAAATATGTTTTATTTTGATCACTTACGACACTAAAATATTCTGAACCCGAAGCAACTCCATCTTGAATAGAGCCATATTTCACTGCATCAATATCAGCTGCAGCATCTAAAACCAATTGAACTCGCGCAGTAACTTCATCTAATGCCTTTTTTTGCACGCTAGGTTTTTCTTCACCATTAATCATTACAGTTGTATTTTCATCGCCTTGCAGAACTTGGTTTAGCTGGTCAACTGCAGTACTTAATTGAGAAGTTAAGGTTAAAAATTCACTCATAGTTATATTTCCAAATAATTGTTCATTGAACTGGTTATTGATGCAGTAAATTCGGTATAAGTTAGAGGGTCTAACAATCTAATAATCATTCCTTCCTCACTCACCACTTGTCGTTTTTTAATCTCGATATTTGCGCTGTAGCTCCAAAACCCGCCATTGAAACTGCATGACTCAAGCGGGCTTTGTTTAAAACGTACATCGTGATCAATTAAGCCTTGGGGTGTGCGAATTGGCATAACAAACCAGTTAACCGCATCGTTGGTACCGTGTTTCACAAACCCTTCTAAAATATCGGCCTGGTCAGTCTTCAGTTTCCACGTTGCAGCCATTGTCGTTGGCACTGATTGAAAGCGCTTGCGCTGCCGAGCTCGGCCGCTTGCCATTTCAGTTCTTAATAAATTAGAGTTTTGGGATAGACGGTGAGTTGAAACAAGAGGAAGTTTTAGGTCTTTGGGGTATCGGACTAACATACTTAGAACCCCTGCCTTTGAAGGCCATAGGTATTTTCAAGAACGGATGAAGCTTCACCACCCTGGCGTATACTCGTCACAAATATATTGATAACTTCTTCACCTGATGGCCCTGAACTACGTGTTGTCGAACCTGCTCTACTCGCATCTTCATACAAATTCACCGTTACATTTGAACCTAAGCTTTGTCCTTTTGTGTGATCAACAACAGTCTCTTGAGGGTGAAGCATAGCTAATTGACCACCTTTTCCATCGAGGCCACCAGTTCTTGGTCCATCCCAGGTATAACCACCACCATCGAAAGATGCTAAGCCACTCACTTTACCCGCATACATACCACCGGCAGCAATAACAACACCTGCAGCTGCGGCGCCAAGTACAGGCCCAACATAAGGAATATCTGCAAGCGCATTATAAGCTTTCATTGCAGTGTCATAAGTATTGGTCCAAATACTCTGTAAAGAATTCCTTTTCTCTTCATCGAGCATCGTTTCGCCGATTGCCATTGCAGACTTAGCATAACTAGCATTTTTCCCTTCCATGCCATCAAAATATCCGCCCATAACATCTAAAAGACCGCCATAACCTTCTTGCATCATTTTTTTTCTATCAGTTTCAATGTCAGCAAGCTTTTGTTGGTGTTCTTTTTCTTTTTCAGCGCGTAATTCAAGCTGCTCTTTCTTTATTTCGCTCACCCTTTGCTCATGCTGAGAAAGTGCTTGTTCTTTAGCTATGTGATATTCGGCTTCAATTTCAGCGGTAATTAGGTTTTTATCTCGAAGTAGTTGAAACTCACGCTCCATTTCAGCTTGTTTACGTTCAAAGCGTTTATTTTCAAGTTCAACCTCTTTGCCTTCAGCTTCTAGTTGAGCATCAAAAATTTGCTGATATTGATTTCGAGCAGAATCAATTAATCGCTGCGCTTTTTCATCAGCAACTTTTGGATCTGAATTTATTAATAAGTCACTTAAATCTTTTTTATCAGGGTTATTTACTTGCTCTTGAGCTGCTGCCTCAAACTTGGTTTGTACATCGGCTATCCATGTTTTTATTTTTTCCGATGGCATTGGCTCCATGGCCAATTCACTTAGTTCTTTTGCTAAGTTAGCAGTAGTAGCAGAGAATGAATCTCCAAATTCTTCTAATTGCTTAAGCCCTGACGATTCCATATCTAAAGCTTCTAGGACTGGATTGATTGCTCGGGCTACATCAGCAAACCTTTGAACTGCAACGTTAGCTAATTCTGCTACCCCTTGGCGTAATAGTAGAAATATAACTTGTAAGCCTCGACCCATATCAGCCAGAAAGCCAATACCTGAAGCTACTTTTGTGACGACTTGCTGCGCAATTGAGCCAAAACCACCGGCTTCTTTGGCTGATTCTGTCCACATATCAGAGATAGCGCCAATAATAGGTGCTGTTTCAATAGCTAGCGTTTGGCCAAAGCTATGCGTGGTTTTTTGGGCTTTATCAAATGCATCATTTGCCATTTCGACTTTAGCTGCATCGATACGGTCAAAGGTCATGCCTAAATCTTCTGCTTCTTGCATCATCGCGCTAATACCATCAGCGCCAGCATCCATAAGGTTAATCATCTTAACCCCTGACTTACCCATTAGGCTTTGCGCGATATAAACCTTTTGACTTTGGTCTTCTACATCTTTGAGTTTGTCAGCAATGACTTTAAATTGCTCTTCTGGGGCTAAACCTTGCAAGTCTTTAATTGATAAACCCAAACCATCAAGTGCATACTTAGCTTCCCCTGTGCCAGTTTGAGCTACCTGCCCTAACCCCTGCTGCATCCGCTGCAGCGACTTTGTAAGCTCTTCGTTTGTCGCACCATATAGGTTAGCTGCATGTTGTAAACCACCAAGCGCTTGCGTTGTAATGCCTAACCTATCCGCAGTTTTTGCTTGTAAGTCTATAAACTCAGCATTTTTAGCATAAATTGAGGCATACGCAGCAACACCGGCAGCACCAAAGCCCACTAACGCTTTTGTACTGGTGCCCACTAACTTGCGGGTTTTGTCAGCCCACGACTTCGTGTTTTTATTGGCTTTTTTCAATTCAGCGGTCAGCTTTGCACTTTTACCGATCAAGTCGATAGTGAGTGTTGCAATTGATGACATAGTTAAGCTCTCTTACGTTGGCGCCAAGGGCAGGTGTTTAAAAACGCTTCTGTTTCACGTTGCTTCTTGTTTTGTTCGATTTTGCGCTGCTCTGAACGGTCGAACGTTAGCCCCATATTTAGCCCTTGGTGGACTAAACGGAGCTCTAGTTCTTCTGCCGGCAAACGTGAATGTAATTCGTAGATAGAGCAACCTAAGTTATCTGCTAAATTGCAGAGCGCATGTAACTCAGGTTGCTTTTTTAGTTTTTTTCAATGGTTTCAAGGTTATCTTGCGATAGGTTTGTGAAGAACAAACCGGTTGTGTGGATCATACCAAGCTGCTCTACATCCATTAGTTGAGGTAGTTTTGCAGCTTCTTTGTCATCATACTTACCGTGAAGCATGTAATAAGTGTTTCGCTGAGCTAGCTTTTCTAGTTTTTTAGGATCAGCATTTTTATCGGAGAACACATCTCTTGCTTTCACTTCATCAGTAGCCGGCAATCGGTGTAATTCAATCTTACCCACACCTTTTACGTCAAACACACGTGTGGATGTGGCGAGTTTACCCGCCATGATTTCTGCTGCTGTAATCATTAGGCACCAGCCCCAACAGTATCAAAATTAACTTCTTGCAGTTTGCCAATACATGCAAACATTTGTTTACCTGTCTCTTTGCCTGATTCTCCCGAAAAGTAATCTTGAGGAACAAATACAAAGTTAATAACACGACCGCTAGCACGAGTAATTTTCATGCTGATATTTGTGAAAGCTTCAACCTGATCAGTAAATGCTTTTTGGTCTGCATTACCAGGAATATCTCGCATGACTAATTCAAAGTCTTGATCTTCAGGAAGCGCTTTATCGAAGTATGATCGCCTTGTAGCGCCGATATCGGTATCATCTTCCCATTGTTTGCCTGAGTTTACCTGTGGTATTACGTCAATCCCTGGTAAAAACTTGTCAACAGGTTGCTCTCCTGTTGAACAAAATTGCAGTGTTGAACCATGTGAGTCAACAGTATCAGCTGCTAGGCCAGTTGCTGGAATTGGATCTGGCATTTTACACCTCGTTAATTATGTTGTGATAATGAAAAATGTATTCGTATGACTCACGGTATAACTTTGAGCCAGTATCGAAGTCGGGTATGCGGCGATTTTTTAGTGCTAATTGCACTTTCACATCCGTATCGACAAACCCTTTTTTGTTGAAAGTTGATTCAATTTCTTTCGCTATTGCTTTAGCGTTAACTGGTAATTTGCTGTAGCAATCAAATTGCACAAGTGCTTCGCTTTGGTTATCTTCCATGTGAATTTCTATAGGCGTGTCATCATCAATCACAGTCAGCAAAATATAGTTATCTTTGCTGTTGTGGTTTTCCGTCAGATGGAAGTTTTCACCAATAAGCGCCACCAAACCTTGTGATGATAAAGCTTTTGTTCTTATGCTATTTTCTATCATTGTGCTTTGTTCTTTTTAGCTATACGACGTTGCGCCATTTGAATTCGTTTTGCTAAGCGGTGATTGATAACTACCACGACCTGGTTTGTCCGCTTTTGGAATGCCTGGCGAATAAATGGTTGAGCCTTTTGATTAGTAGTCCCGTATTCAACCTGCACTATATAAGGGACTCTAAAAACGCCTACTTTTACAAGTGATACCACACCTTTACCAAAGCGCTTTGTTTCTGCACCTGTTCGGTTTGTGCTGGCACGAACTTTAATACGTGATTTTAAAAAGCCTGGGCGGATTTCTACTTTTTGGCCGCTCTTGGTTTTAACTATACGCGCCAGTTCAGATTCAGGTGCATTACGTTGCATGCCTTGCTGATATTTCACAGCACCATCACGTATAGCGCTGGTCATCATGCCAGTTGCCTTTTTTGCACCTATCTCTTTAGAAATCTCTAGCAGCGCTTGCTCCATTTGCTTTAACCCTGAGATATCTATTCCTGCTTCAAGCATTGGTAATCTCCTTTACGGCAATAATGGTTTGAATATTGGAAAAGTCTTGATTAATTGGTTCGCCAATAATTTCAAATTGGCGCTGCTTATACATGATTTGATGGGTCGCTTTAATTTTACTGCTGTAACGGCAAGTAATTGTGTGGGTTACCTCGCCCATTAACTGGCCGCTTTGTTCTAGTTCTTTAGATGTGCCAGTTTTAATATTGACCCATTTATGAAAATCATGCTCATATGAATCAGTGTTGTAGCCGTCGTCTGACTTGGTGTTTTTGCCGAAACTCGCTTTGCAGTTGTATTTAGCCGCTGGCATGGTTTTCATAGTAATTCTACTGCTAATTCGTTTGCGATTGCTTTAAATGCATTTGGCATGTCATAAAGCTGCACGGGTGCGGTATCTTCACGATTTCGGAACCAATCAGCCACTAAAATTAAAATGGCTTGTTTCGCAAGATCGTATTTGTCTTTGTCAATTAACGTATTTGCCTCAATTGCATCATTCACCACAGCGGCATGACCCATAACGCATTCTATTTGCACTGCATCTGCTACTTTAAAGCCTACTGCAGGCCAGTTTCCGCCTAATTTAGGTGTAATGGTGGCTGTTAAGCCGTGTTCTACAACACGATACTCTGTTGGCTCAAGCGTTACATATTGGCCCAATGTGTTTATGTATTTAATTGATGTGATGCTCCTAAGCGGCGCGGTTGGTAAAACAATTTCCTTACAGAATTTAGGCATAGCAAATTGCCATGTTTGTTCTACGAGTAAACGGCCTGTGCGTTGTTCAAACCGTTTTCGCGCTCTCGGTACCAACGTTTGCAAATAATCATGGTGATCATCATCTGCATAAGTATGTGCTGCCAATTCTTCTACGGTGAATGGCTCAATCAAAGGTGCCTGGATTAGCTTACGGAGCATTTTCATTGTTGTTACTCTTCGCCGTCAGTATTTTCGTCAGTTGCATTAAGATCAACAACTTCAACTTCTAGCTCTTTGCTGCAATACTCTACTGCTGCTTTGTCACTTGATAGCTCACCAACCTCTATAAGGGGTTCAAGTAACTCAGCATCACCTTTCACAAGTGCGTTCGGTTCAAAAGGTTGATCAGCAATCACGCATGCAACCAGTACACGTGCTGTAATTTGTTTTTTAGCTGCCATGGTTAAGTCCTTACTTAAATAAAAAAGCCCCTTTTCAGGGGCAATTGGAGCATCAATTAAGCGGCTGCATTTTGGTAGTACTTAACAGCACCACCTACATCGATGCAGCGGCCACCTGTACGCATAAACGCTAAGAAACCAACTTGGCCTTTGCGGCTATACGCACTGTCTGTGAAACGGAAGAACAGCATTTGTGATACATCACGCACAATGTATTTAGAGAAATCACCAAATAACACCGACTTAGCGTTTGCTGCCATAGCTGGAATGTGTTGGTTAGTGGCATATGGCTTGCCCAAAATTGTATTTGGTTCAGCTGACTCAATACCAGGTAACCAAAGTGGACGGCCTTGACTGTCTTTAAGCTTCTTAACAATTTTGATTGATGAGTCGTTCATCATGTAACCGCACTTCATGCTACGGCGATAAGCTGGATCAACGCTGTGTTCTAGGTCAATAAGGTCATCAACAGTAATTGTTGCAATTTGGCCTGAACCGCCCACTTTACCTGCAGTGATATCTGCCAGAATACCGTGTGGCTTACCTGTACCATCACCATTAATAAATGCATCTTCTGATGTGCGGCCAATACGCTGGCCGATTAAGTTATTAATGTAACCCTCAAGATCAAATTGAGTGTCTTGCAACAATTGGAATGGCACTGCAATGACTTTTGAGCTGATCATGTGCGTATCAATGTTACGCACACCGAATGAAGTATCTTCGTCATCTGCTGTGGCATTTTCAGCTAACCATTCACCTTGCTCAGCGGTTGCGTTAGCTGTAGGCCAAGGAATTGTGGAACCTGTTTGTGTAGGTACCACAGTGGCCAGTTCACGCATGCCACCATAAGCTTTTAATGCCTGTGAAATACCAGGGGCAATTTCATCAGCAGTGAGGTAACCACCCTCTGATCCTGTACCTGTACTCATCGTATTTTTAGGGCTATCAATACGAGCTTGTACTGCAGCGCGTTGCTCTTCATTAAGCGCCGACATACCACCACGTAGCCATGATGCGTACGCTGCTTTTTCTTGCTGAATTTGATGCTCAGCTTCATCAGTAGAGATGCCGTTTTGGTCTGCACGATCTTGAATGGTTTGCTTTGACTTAGCCTGTAAATCGAGCACTTTTTGATGACGGTCAAGCTCACCGTCTAATGCATCGATTTTATTAACCAGATCATCGTATTTATTTTGCTTATCATCAGTCCAAGCTTCATCTTTTGGATGATCTGTGACTAATTGGTTTAGGGTGACAGCTAAACCTTTGCGCTGCTCCCGCTTATCTTGAATGCTAGGCATAATGTATTCCTCAATTTTAAGTATAAAAAAAGCACCTTTCGGTGCTTTCGATAGTGGTGCCAGCGGAGCTAGCTAGTTGCCAGCAACATGTTGGCAAATCGTTCTAGCCTTTCACGCTGCGGAAATGTGTTTTCAGGGGATTTGGGTTCAGGTGCGTTTTGATACGTCGTTAAATCCCACGCTTTATTGGTTGTTTTATCTGTGCTTTCGTCTTGCATAATGCTATCAACAAAGCCGTATTCTAAGGCTTCTTGTGCGGTGAACCATGTTTCAGCTTGCATCCAAGTGCGCACTTGCTCTTCGCCTGCATCTGTGCGTTTTTCATAATCATTAACAATGGTGTTATCAACTTTATCGAGCATGTCGGCTGTATCACGAATTTCTTGTGCATTACCCAAAGCAAGTGTCCAGGCGTAATGGATCATATAAAAGCCTGAATCAGCAATCTCAATTGTATCGCCGGCTAATGCAATACGTGTTGCAGCGCTTGCAGCAATACCATCAATATGAACATGAATTTTTGCAGGATGCGCTTTTAAACTTGAATAAATAGCTGTCGCTTCAAATACATCACCACCAGGGCTATTTATGTAAACATCGATATCCGTGGCATCACTTACTGTGAGCAAATCGCGCTTTATCATTTCAGCTGATACGCCCCACCATGCATCTATTACATCGTATATAAGAAATGCAGGTCGGTTTTCATCTGCATTGGCAAGTGGTGACTGCTGCTTGACTTGATAGCCAATTTGTTCACGGTTTTGGCAGTTGTTTTTAACTAACTGCATTAATTTTCGGCTATTTCTCATGGTTAATTGTCCGTTTGTTGATTGTTTGCGGCGATTGGATCGTAAGGAAATGCGTAACGGCCACCCAGTTCTGGTAGGTTTTCAAGCTTACGAACTTCATCAATACTCATCCAACCTGGACCTTGCGAACCACCAATTGCTTGGCGGTATGCTTCGTTGCGATCTTTTAGTGTTAGACGCATTAAATTTGCAGCAATAAACTCAGCAAACATGGGCTTATTTAAAAATAGTTTACGGTTTACTTCTTGTTCAAAGCGATTAAGGTGGGGCCCTAGCGTAAAACGCAAGAACGATAAGCCAATCTCACCAATGCCACTGCCCCAAGATGTTGTCTTTTGTTCTTGATTAACCATAAAGCTAGGCAAGCCAAACGCACGTGCAATATCTGTAATTTGAAATTCACGCGACTCAAGCAGCTGAGAATCTTTGGCTGACACACTCAGTTGCTTTACATCTGTACTGTTATCAAGAACCAGTGGAAACTTAGAGTTTTCGATACCACCATACGCTTTAACCCATGCGTTTCTAAATGACTCTTTTTGTGTTTCATCCCACTTGCCTTGTTTAACAACTGCTACGCGTTGTGTTGAGCCTGACTTGAAAAACTCGCCGCAGTGCTGCTCCATAGCCAGTTCAAGGCCAATACTGTTAAATGCGCCCCACTGAATAACCGACATAGACTTAAGGCCATTAAAACCAAAGCCAGGAAAGTGCAAAATATCATCCTGATCAAAGCCGCGAGCTATACCATCAAGTGTAAAAAAGTAATTTAAACGCCCGTTATTATTAACGACATTCATACCTACAGGGCTGATTGGTAGTATTTCTTCTACATCACCGTTTCTATCTCTAAGTAGAACAGCATACCCATCACCATGAAGCAGCATGCTCGATACGATAAACTCCCAAAATGCAGCTGCACTCCACGCGGGTGTTGGCTGTAAGTTAAATAAGTTAGCTAAACTATGGTTAGGGACTCGTTGTTTATCGTTGTTTTCGCTTTGTTCAAAGATATGTACGGGCATCTGAGCAATAGCGCCGGCAATTAATCGCACACAAGCAAAAACAATCGATACTTTCATGGATGTTTTTGGCGTAACCGCTGGGCCTGCGAATGACGGCATTACCCCAAATAAGTCAGCCAAAGAATTAATATCTTGTACTGATATGTCGTTTTGATCAGCTATATTGCTGACTTGTGTCGTGCTTTCGCTGCTTGAACGACTTAAAAAAGGGATTTTAAACATTAGAATTCCAAAAACTCTTGGTTAGAACCATCATCTTCCTCAGGCTGCCATGAACCAATAAAGGCAAGTAACATAGCAACGGCGGTATCAATTTTATTATCTTTATGCTCTTTGACTGGGCGTATATATTTGCCGTCCATGGTTTCTTTCGCTATTACGTTTCCTAAACACCAAGTAAGAACAGGATCACCATTGTGATGAATACGGCCCTGCCTGAGTAAGGTTTCAAACTCACGCATAGCCGGTGAAAAATTAGTGTAGTTTTGCGCGACTTTTATTGGCTCAATGCCTGTGTTGTTTTGTACACGCTGCGCGATAGGTGCCGCGCCTGCTGGGTCGTAAAACAAGCCTGTTATCTGATGATTTTCGTTATCAGTTTCAATCGCTCGTTCTACTTCATCGTAATCAATGCTTGTTCCGTCGCACTCTAAGAGGTCACCTTGATCAACCCAATCTCGGTATATATCAATTTCGCTTGCTTTTGCGGCAGTAACATAGGTTTTAGCAAACAGGTAGTAGTGAAGTTTGCCGTCAATTGTGCGGGTAAAGCAGGTTACATCGGCTGTTAAATCATCCGACTCAGATAAATCAACGCCTTTCGTTCCCTCATCTCCCAAGAACTCATCCATAGTGATAGAGTGATCAGCTGCTGCTTTCCAATCTTCCATGTTGAGCCAGCTTTCTCTAGCACCTACCCACAAATTTAAATGCTTTGTTTTAAAAGCGTTCTGCTTACGCGCTGATTGCTTGGCTTTGTTGAGTTGGTTTTTTAAACCATCAACATCGACTGAAATACCATAGTTAGGATTGGCTTTTATTAACGTATTTTCGTCTTGCCAATCATCATCTTTATCTGCTGCGTAGATAATACAGAATGTTGTTTCATCAACCCGTGTTCCCTCTAATAACTCTTGGCATTCTTTCCAATGTTGACCACATGGACCAAACCAATTAGAACCGGCTGTTGATATAATAAATTCAAGTGGCTGCTCCCTTGCCCCCATCCCTGTGACCATAGTATCGCGTTGCCTGTCATCAGGGTGTTCGTGATATTCATCGCATAAGTAACAACTCGGAGAACCACCATCACCAGGATCACCTATCAAGCGTTCAAACTTACCGCCGTCTGCTGTACTAGAAATTTGCTGGGCTAATAATTCAACCTTAAATTGCCGACGATAAGCAGGTTGCCTAGTGGCCATTTTATGGGCTGGTTGAAAAACCTCATTAGCTTGCTTCTGGTTGGTTGCACCACAATAAACTTCAGCGCCTGGCTCATCATCGTTCGACAACATGTACAGCCCAATGGGTGCAATCCACGTTGACTTGCCATTTTTCCTTGGAACATAAACCGCTGCAGATCGAAAGCGTCTGCGCTTGGTGATGATATGTTTCCAACCAAAGATTTGGGCTGTTATCCACTTTTGCCAAGGGCTTAAAGCAATTAAGGCGTCTTGCCCTTTCGCCCTTGCCCACTTACCCTTAACGTGACTAAAAGTTTCAATAAACCTTATGGCTTTAAGTGCAGCCTCCACATCAAAGTAATATGGAAAATCTTTTGTACCAGCGCGTTCTAAATCTCGACTTTCACGCTCAACAGCTAGTATCTCATAACGATTTGCAAGGCGTTTACCGCTTATAACATCGTTAGCGTACTGCTCTATATCAGCAAGGTGATCACGCTGAAACGTTGGGTAGTTTTTCCGCATCTAATACAAGTCATCAAACAGGCCAGGTTGTAAATTGTTAAACCTCTGGTCCGTTGCTGGACTACCACCAATCTGATTAATTAAGCTGTTTAGCTTTCGCCAATCATCGTTGTACTGAGCCACCTCAGGACGATTCTTATGTTGCGCGCCATTGCGTCCAACTGTTGTGTAGGTCCAACCAACATCCTCTTGGTCTAAGAACGCTTTTGTTTCTTCCATGCGAGCGATAACAACACAGTACTCTCTAAAGAACCGTGTGAAGTGTGGTTTAAAACGATTAATTTTCACATAAGCCGGAACATCCATTTCCCACACTTTTTGTTCAGGTTTTGACATACCACGCGGACGCGATTGGATCGCGATTTTTTTCGCTTCCTTATCGCTCATTTCCGCTTTTTCTTCGGTACCAGGAAACTGAACGACCTTATCGTCATTCTTCTCTGCTACTGATGGGTATCTACCTGACATAAACTAGCTAACTCTCTATAAAGTGGGCTTTTTCATTTCATTTATAGCCCGCATAAAAATCTCATTAGGGCGGCGGTGTACAGAGCAACCCGCTAGACTTTTGATGCCCCCGGGTGAGTGCTGTGTCTTGACTCACTTGCCGTTTTTTCTTTATCACAAGACTGGCAAATGGTCTGAAGGTTTTCTATTTTGTCATCGCCGCCTTGAGACAAGGGAACGATATGATCACATACCCCATGGTAAGGGCCATGCAGCTCAACTGATGTAAGCACTCCTTTGCTTTTACATATCTGGCAAAGGAAGTTATCGCGATGAAATATATATTCTCTTGTTCGTTGCCACACACGACCACCACGACCTGATTGCTGATGACTAAGACGCTTACGACCAAATGCTTTGCGGTGTGGGCAAGGCTCGTCATGATGTACCTTGCGACACTTACTACACCAGCTACCAGGTTTGTTAGCCATCTATGTTGTCCTGGCATAACAGCTGTGCATGATCGCTTTGCTGTAGCGCTTCCATTCTTGCTCGATGGAACTCTCTATCATCTTCATGCTTACGCGCTTCACGTTCGTCACGCTTATGTTGAAACCACGCATTAACTAAGAATGTTAATGCTGCGAATATAATCCCCAGTAATATAGCCCACTCATTCAAGCTAAATATCCCTCCAGCTGCAGTGCCTAAGCTTGCGCTGTAGGTCGTTACACTGACGGACTTTTGCATAGCTATATCACTTGTTTCTATTCGCATTGTTCCACTCTCGCGCTCTTAATAACTGCTCATTGCAGGTATCAATAACGGTCTCTAAATACACTGTGTACTGACTGTGGGATGTATTGTCTCCAACAGCTTGAATACTAACCTCACAAGGTTTAATGAACTCGTTAGGCATCTGCACAAACTCATACTCAGTTTGTACGACTGTTTTGATTACAGGCTCTAGCGTTGGCGTACTTGAACACGCTGATAACAGCGCTAGGCACACAGTCATTAGCCCAGTTCTTAGTTGTTTCATTAGTCGATAGCCTTAATGCATCAAGTTGTGAGTTAGTTGTTTGCAGCTTATTTTCGATAGAAGTAAGTTGTGCTAAGTGCTTTGCACGAATTTGTTCCAGTAAAGTGCGCTCTTTTAGTAATCTCTTATTTTGCTTCTCAGCATTTACTAAGTTGTTAGCAAGCATCTCAACCTGATTCTTATAGTTTTGAATAGTGCCGAGTAGTTGTTCGTTACTATCACGCGCTTCATCAAGCTCAGCGCTAACGCCCAAATATCGAAACACTGATATCGCAAGCATCACACCCAAGCCTGTAAACAATACCTTGTTTAAACTAAACATCGCTAAGCTCGCTCAAGCATAACTGGCGCTCTGCTTCACGGCGGTTAATTAAGCCTGGTAACTTCTGGCCATCAGCGTATACCCAACGCGATAACTCATTACACGCTTTCACTCGTTGGTCATTGTTCAAAAGTTTTAATAACGTGCTACTACGAAAGTTCCCAGCCCCCACGTTGTAATGAAATGACAAGTAAGCAGCATGTTCGCTTGCTGACATTGATACACTAACAGCTCTTAGCAGCTGCTTGTTATGTTCACCTAAGTCTTTAGCAAACAAACTTAAACATTCGTTCTCTGTGTAGTTCTTGCCAAGCTCAGCTGTTGCTGTGTGGCCAAAACAAGCGGTAACCACACCCACAGGATCGACATAGCCTGTTCTTATCTCACCTTCAAACTGTGCAATCGTTACGCCTGCAAGCGCAAGTACACCGGTAACACCAGCAGCTATTAGCTTGTTTACTTTCATAAGGGCCTCAAACGAAAAAACCCGCTCAGGCAAAGCCAAAGCGGGTCAACAACAGGAACGTGAGCTAAAAAGCAGAAACAAAAAAGCCCGAGGCGTTAACCTCGGGCTTTATGTTGTAGCTTTGCTAAGCTTACCTGAATTAGTATAGTTTCTGTCCGGACAAAAGCAATAGTTTTTGAAAAAAAGATCTAGGCTGCTTTGATAAGATCGCTAGCAACCCAACTAACTATCTCACCCACTATCGAAGATACCTTTGTTTTATTAATTTTAGTGCTCTGTGCGATCACTCTACAGCTCAAACCCAAGCTAAAGTACTGACGAGCAATAAGCGGGTAAGTAGGATCTAAATGCCGCATTCTCGCAATACTGGCATCAAGCACCTGCGCATAGTCATCTTTAATCACTAAAGGGCAACCGTTAATGTCTAGCTTCACTGAACGCGATGTAACAAGGTTCTGAGACTTAAGCGTTGGTAAGTTCTTCTCTCTCGCCCAAAGCCCCCATTGTGCTAAATCATTCTCAGCTTGTTCTCTTAGATCTAATTGCATCTTACATCCCCGCCGTATTGCTAATAACTTTAAAACTGTTTTGGTCACCCTGTTTTTTACCGTGACCACCCACCGTGACCGCTACAACCCTTATAAATACTACTATGGTCATACTGGTCATAGTGGTCATAGTGTTTTTACATACATTAGGAAGTAACATTATTGAATAGAATATAGATATCAGATGCGTCCGCTCGCACGCGCGCGCGTATGTGTGCGTGAAAACACCGTGACCACCGTGACCACCGTGACCAATCCAGTAATCACGCGGCTTGCAGAGGTCACCCCCTGCGGTCATGGTCATAGTAAAAACACTATCTAGCATCCCAAAAGCCCTCCGGCGGGTAATAAAAGGCAGGTCGTTTGCCATTTACGCGCTTTTTCTTTTTCTCAAAACCAAGGCGATGCATAATTTGGCCAACACGTTTTTGTTCAGGTGGACGCATAGCATGTGGGTCCATACTCAAAGCTTCCCCCATAATGTCAGCAATTGAATAATCAGAACGCATGTTCTTTTGTAGCCAATCATAAATAAGCCCCTCCCATACATCGGAGTCGAACCTATCCTCTTGCTGCTCTTCAAATAGGTGTTTGTATTCATCCGTAGGCCACCAAGGTGTCCCCTCATTTAATAAGTGAACAGCCTCGGCCCATAACTGATCTCTATCTCGCTTTATGGCCTCTTGGCATATCTTCGTACACATCACAGGCCAATAGCGCCGGTTACCCGTTGAGTCTTTTAAATACCTATCTTGGTTTGTGGTACCAATAAAAACACACTGGCGCGGGAATTCTTGAACCATGCGCCCATAACTAGGGCGATACCTATCAACCTGCGAACCAAAGAACTGTTTAGCTTTGGTGTTTTCAGCCTTATTAAAGGCATCAAGTTCTGCAAGTTCAATTCCCCACATCCCCTGCATTTGTTGAAACGTATCTTTTTCACCTAAAGCCATCGGGGTATCAGTAAACCAGTCACCAAATAGGTTGTGACACATTGTCGATTTACCCAACCCCTGTAAGCCCTCTAAAATCAACACCGAGTCAACTTTTACAGGTGGCCGCATTACCCGAACTACAGCAGAAACCAAAAAGAATGTGCCAACCATAGCCGCGTAATCAGAGTCTTCTACACCTAAATAATCATGCAACCACATAGCCACTCGCGGCTGACCATCCCACTTTATTGACGTTAAATAGTCCTGAACAGGATGAAAGGCATGCTCTTCTGAATGAACCAAAATAGCACCAAGTACATCACTGGGTTTGGGTGTAAAACCATAGCTTTCAGATAAGTAAATACGTAAGCGCTCTGTATCGGCATCTGTCCATTCACCAAGCTTTGCCATTTTAAACGGCGGTAACTTACGCTTAATGATCCGATAGCTAAAATTGCAATAACCTAAAACACCATCAAAAGCAGGATCATGTTCTAAAACCAACTTTGTATTACTGATATTCGCTTGCGGATTGCCAGCATTCGTTCTTTGGAAAAGCCGTTGCCACGGCTCATCCCCCAGTGAACGCTCCCGCGCGTCAGCGTTTTTCGGCGGAGGGTTATCACCATCATTAGCGCTAGGCTTATCAACAACAGCAGATAGCTGCTTTTTAACCTCAGCTAAACCTGCACTTACATGTAAGTCATTCCAATCTGTTAAAGAACGCGAGGCCATCAAGCAGCCTCCTTATTTAAAATACCAGAAAAATCTGGTGCAGCAACAAGGCCATTAACCGCAGCTGCTGCTTCATTCGCTTTAGTGATGCCTGGGTTACCTTTTGTATTAACGTCGTTATCTGCACAAAACAAAAAGGTCTTATCTTTTAGCTTTTCAGAAAATGCCAAAGCCACAGGTAACAAATTACCCGCATCAAGGGCCACCGCACACGGCCAGCCAGTAGCCATATGAATGCTCGCGCCCGTTGCATACCCTTCACAAACAGCCAAAATATTACAGCTACTTGCTTTACCAATAAAATGAAACAGCCCTGATTTACGGCCATGCTTTAAAAATAACTTGGTACCGGTATTGTTGATTACTTGGATGTTCCAAATCTGCTTATTAATATCAATGAGGGGAATGGCCAGACTGCCACGCTTGATATGTAAAAACGAAAAGTCCCGACCTTCATCTTCGCTAGGTAAAGTATCAAAGAAGGCTTTTATCTCTTTACCACCTTCAACTAACTCAGTAGTAAA